TTTCCGCCGCCATTGCGCCGCCGTAAGTACCGGAAACTTGGCCGCTTGTGAATACCGCCTGCGGCAATCCTGCGCATTTTCCGCTTTCGGTGTACCGCAAGCGGAGTTTTGACCGATAGAATCCCCAGCGTGAACCCCACGGCGGGGCGCACGAGACCGGCCCGACGGGCCACAACGAAAGAGCTACCTATGAACAACACAGACTACCCCCGCGGCCTTGTCTTCATCCGCCGCCACGCTCGCGGCGCGTACGCGATCCATCACGCCGACGGCGCATTGCTCAAGTCCTACGTGCCGAACATGCGCGAGGCCGAGAAGGAAGCGGCGCGCTTGGACGCGCAGCAACGCGAGATCGACGCGCGCAATGCGGCGATGGCGAAGGCGGTGCAGCCGTGAGCGCGCCGCAATTCACGCCGGGGCCGTGGGAAAGCATCGGGACTGTCGTTCGCACGCGCATTCCCGAGACGGCCGGGTTCCTGATCGCGGACTGCCCGTCGTTCGACCACGCGCCGGGAACGGCGTACGCGAACGGTCGACTGATCGCCGCCGCCCCCGACCTCTACGCCTTCGCGTCCAAGTTCGTCGCCCGCGGAGGCTACGTCAGCGCCGAGCTTGCCGAGCTAGCGACTGAGGCGCGCGCGATTCTCGACCGCGTCGATGGGGTGCGCCCGTGATCCCCGACTCCCTCAAGCGCGAACTGCGCCTTCGCGCCCAAGCGTTGCGAAAACCCAACGGCCCCTCCGGCCTTGACCGCATCGAAGCCCAAGCGCAGGGCGCGGTCGACTGCAAAGGCTGCGGCGCGTTGTGCGTCCCGGCTTACCCGACGTGGCACGTTTGCGACTCGTGCCGCGCCGAACATCGCCTGTCGCTCCAGTCCGTCCGCGAACGTCAATGGGAGGCCCCAGTTCAATGAATGTCCATGCTGACTTGCGCATCGCTTGCGAGCGCGCATCCGAGATCATGCTTGACGCGATCGAGCAACACCTGGAGCGCGGCGTCGAACCCGACTTGCTGCGGCGCGTCGCGGTGCTCGTGCGTCGTGCACACGAAACACTTCGCGCCTACGAAATACGGCACGGGATCGAGCCGGCGCTGCGGGACTATCGCGTGTCGCTTGAAACGATCGTGGCGCGGGCTGAGGCGGATGGGGCGGTTGAGGTTTCGGGGGTGGGGGCGTGAGCAGCTACGCAAGTTTCCTTCAGTCGAAGTCGCGCATGGATCGCCCGACCGGGTTCGAGCCCGGCGCGGTCAATCCGAAGCTGTTCGAGTTCCAGGCCGCGATCGTGCGATGGGCGTGCCGGCGCGGTCGCGCTGCGATCTTCGCGGACTGCGGCCTCGGCAAGACAGGGATGCAGCTGGAGTGGGCGCGCATGGTCGCCGATCACGCGGGCGGAAAGGTGCTGATCCTTGCGCCGCTCGCCGTCGCGCAGCAAACCGCGCGCGAGGCGGAGAAGTTTGGCGTCGACGGCGTGGGCGTGGCGCGCAGTCAAGACGAGTGCGGGCCGTTCCGCATCTGCATCGCCAACTATGAAATGCTCCAGCACTTCGACCCCGCGCAGTTCGTTGGCGTCGTGCTGGACGAGTCGAGCATCCTCAAGAGCTACTCGGGTTCGACGCGGACCGCGATCATCGAAGCGTTCGCGCAGACGCCCTACCGGCTCGCGTGCACGGCGACGCCAGCGCCCAACGACTACATGGAGCTCGGGAATCACGCCGAGTTCGTCGGGGCGATGACGCGCACCGAAATGCTGTCGATGTTCTTCGTTCACGACGGGGGCGAGACGCAATCGTGGCGTTTGAAGGGCCACGCGCAGTCGGACTTCTGGCGCTGGGTCTGTTCGTGGGCGTGCATGATCCGCAAGCCGAGCGATATCGGGTTCTCCGACGACGGGTTTGCGCTGCCGCCGATCCAGTACCACGAACACATCATCCAGGCCGACCCGCTCAAGATCGGCGTGCTGTTCGACGACGCGCCCGCGACGCTGTCGGATCGCCGCGCCGCGCGCCGAGCGAGCATCTCCGACCGCGTGGCCCGCGCCGTGGAGCTTGCCAGCAACGGCGAGCAGTGGCTTATCTGGTGCGACCTGAACCACGAAAGCGAAGCCATTACGGACGCCATCGACGGAGCCGTCGAAGTCACAGGGTCCGACGACAACGAGCACAAGTCGAGCGCCATGCTGCGATTCGCGGCCGGCGAGATTCGCGTGCTGGTCACGAAGCCGCGCATTGCCGGGTTCGGCATGAACTTCCAGCGATGCCGAAACATGGCGTTCGTCGGTCTCTCGGATTCCTACGAAGCGCTTTACCAGTCCGTTCGCCGTTGCTGGCGCTTCGGACAAGAGCGGACCGTGAACGTCCACATCATCACGGCGTCAACCGAAGGGGCGACGCTTCACAACGTCAAGCGGAAGGAAAAGGACGCCGAGGCGATGGCCGCGGCGATGGTCGGACACATGAGCGAAATCGCAACTGAAAACATCAAGGGGACGAGTCGCACCGTGAGCAAGTACGAACGAGACACGAAGCGCGGCCGAGGGTGGACGCTTCACCTTGGGGACTGCGTGGAGGTCGTCGGCGAAATGCCGTCGGATTCCGTTGGCTTCTCGGTCTTCTCGCCGCCGTTCGCGTCGCTCTACACCTACTCGAACAGCGACCGCGACATGGGCAACAGCGCTGACACGGAACAGTTCTTCGAGCACTTCCAGCACCTCATCGCGGAACTGTTCCGCGTGACGAAGCCGGGGCGGCTTGTCTCGTTCCACTGCATGAACCTACCGACGAGCAAGGTGCGGGATGGCGTCATCGGTATTCGAGACTTCCGCGGCGAGCTGATCCGCGCGTTTGAGGCCAAGGGCTGGGTCTATCACTCCGAGGTCTGCATCTGGAAAGACCCGGTTACGGCGATGCAACGCACGAAGGCTCTCGGCTTGCTCCACAAGCAGCTCAAGAAGGACTCGTGCATGTCGCGCCAGGGGATTCCTGACTACCTCGTGACGATGCGCAAGCCCGGCGACAACCCGGCGCGCGTGGAGCACACGAACGCGACGTTCCCCGTCAGCGAGTGGCAGCGCTACGCATCGCCGGTCTGGATGGACATTGATGCGGGCGACACGCTCCAAGCGTCCAGCGCACGCGACCACGATGACGAGCGCCACATCTGCCCGCTACAGCTCGAGGTTATCCGGCGCGCGCTGCGCATGTGGTCGCGCGAAGGTGACGTGGTGCTGTCGCCGTTCGCTGGCATCGGCAGCGAAGGATTTGAGTCCGTGAAGGCGGGCCGCGAGTTCGTCGGTGTCGAGCTGAAGCGGTCCTACTTCGAGCAGGCCGCGAAGAACCTCGCGCGCGCTTCAACGGAGCGGGCGAGCGGGACGCTGTTCGACACCGAATCGGTGCCAGCATGAAGCCCGACGACACCCCCGATTTTTCCGAGTCCGCGCTTTCCGCCGCCTTCGTCGCCGTGATGATCCTCCTATGGGCAATCGTGCTGTGAAAACACAACGTCCGAAGCAAGCGCTCCTGGCGCACCTTCTCGCCGAAATGGACCGGCTGTCGATGAGCCGCGCGGAGCTCGAGATCGCCAGCGGCCTCTCGCGCACGACGATCGACGAGATCCTCCGCGGCGCGCGCAAGGTCACGCTGAACGCGGCGATTCGATTCGACCGCGCGTTCGGCACCGTCTCGGCCCGCACCGTCGAGGAGTTGGCGCGCAGGACGTGAACGTAAACGCATCCCCAGCATGTGAAACTGACGTGCGGCTGGGAATGTATGAGGCTGGACCGAGGCTTCGCGTCGAAGCCACGGCAAGCGGTTACAGGGTTTCGAATCCGCCCCAGCGTGTCTCAAGGCTCGTTCGGTCGAGTCGTCCGTAGAGGAAGAAACGTCAGCAACCGAACGCGGGGCCGCCAGCGCGCATCTGGCGGCATCTACTCCCAACAGGGAACACCTATGAAGATCGTTCGAGTCAAGCAACGCACGCCCGAATGGCACGAGTACCGCTCGCGCCGCATCACGGGCTCGACTGCCGCCGCGATTCTCGGCGCGTCGAAGTACGGGACGCCGCTTACGGAATGGCTGCGGCTCACTGGACGCCGCGCGCCGGAGCGGGTTGAGACGCCGTGGATGACGTGGGGGACGCTGATGGAGCCGGTGAATGCCGAGCTGTATCGCCGCCGCCATCCCGAGCGCGAGCTTGTGCAAGAACAGTACATGGTCGAGCACCCCGAGTTTTCGTGGCTCGCGTTCTCGCCCGACGGCTTTTGGATGGACCGCGGCACGGGCCAAAAGGGCCTGTGGGAAGCCAAAGCGCCGTCGCCGTTCAACGACGAGTGGAAGAAGCGCATTCCGCTCGACAACGCCATCCAGTGTCAGATCGGCATGGCGTGCACGGGCGACTCGCACGCGAGCGTGTCGGCCTTGATCTGGCCTGGCGTGCTGACGTTCGAGCTCGAACGCGATCAGCGATTCCTCGACGTGGCGATACCGAAGCTGGTCGAGTTCATGGAATACAACGTCAAGCGCGACGTGATGCCGGCCGCGACCGCGAGCGAGGCAGACACTGAGGCGCTCGAAGCGATCGGCGACTCGGCCTCCGCGGTGACATACACGCCGGAGATCGCCGACCTGTTCGCGAAGCTCGAGCAGTTGAACGCCGCCGCGAAGGCCGCGGATACGCGCGTGTGCGCCGTCAAGAACAGGCTGGTCCAGTTGACCGGCCGGAAGATGTGGAACGAAGCAAAGGCCGCGATCCAAGCGGCGAGGAAGGTAGCTGTATGACACAGGGCACGACACAACCCAAGGCCACGGCGTCAACGAGCGTCATGGTGCGCATGGCCGAGAAGTTCGGCATGGACGCCGCGCGCTTCGAGCAAACGCTGATGGCGACGGTGATTCCGAACAAGGAAGCGACACGCGAGCAGGTTGCCGCGGTGCTGCTTGTCGCCGATCAGCACGGGCTCAACCCTTTGACCAAGGAAATCTACGCCTTCCCGTCCAAGGGCGGCGGCGTGGTTCCGATCGTCGGCTATGACGGATGGGTCAAGCTGATGAACGGCCATCCGGCTGCGGACGGCATCGACTTCGAGGAGAAGTGCGACGATCAGGGCCGCTTGGTTTCGTGCACGGCCATCGTGTACCGCAAGGACCGAGCACGGCCTACGCGCGTCACGGAGCACTTGCGCGAGTGCATCCGCCAAACCGAACCGTGGCGTCAGTGGCCGGCGCGAATGCTGCGCAACAAGGCCGCGATTCAAGGTATCCGCCTCGCCTTCGGATTCGCCGGCATCTACGACCCCGACGAGGCCGAGCGCATCGTCGAAGTCGAGACCAAGTCATCGCGCGTCATCGACGTGACGAAGGGCGATATCGAGCAGCTGACGAAGCGTCTCGAATCGCCGACGGAGAGCGCGCCGCAGTTCGACGCGGGCGTTGCGGAGCAGGCCGAAATCAACCCCGAGACCGGCGAGGTTCTTCCGCCGGTGAAGTTCTGAGGATCAGTCAACATGAACAAAGACCACATTGTTTGGAGCGAAGACCCCGCGCTCAACATTCGCAGGGTTCACTGGAGCGTCAAGCTGGACGGAGACGGCGGCGTCACGATCTTTGAGCGTGGACGGAAGGACTTTGAAAGCGAGTGGAACGTTCTTCGGCGCTATCCAGAGCTGGTCGCAGATTGGGTCAACACGACCATCCGCTGCGTCGGATCGGTACGGAACTTCGACGATGTGATGGCGGATGTGATGGATCTCCAGCTACGCGGGCGTGGGCGCGATGCGGAGAATCGACACTTCGACGCATCGCTGATTCTTCAAGCCGTGCGCGCTGCGGTCGCTTCGCTTGAGTCAAGGCCGGACTTCGTCCAGATGATGCGCGAGCTCCAGACCGATAACGCACCCGGCGAAGGCACTCAACAGGTCGTGCGCCGGCGCGTGGAGCCGTTCTCCGAGACCGAATTCCAGGCCGCGGCATGGAGTCAGCTTCTCGGCCTACCGAAAAGCTCCTCCCCGCGATCCGAGGTGAAGCCATGAGCCTCAACCAAGTAACCCTCTGCGGCAACCTGACGCGCGATCCCGAAACGCGCTTCACCAACGGCGGCGGCGCAGTCGTCAAGGCGAGTCTCGCGCTGAACGAGAAGTGGCAAGCCAAGGACGGCGAGTCCAAGGAGCGCACGACGTTCGTGGACGTGACGCTCTTCGGCAAGACGGCCGAGGCGTTCGCCAAGTACCACACGAAGGGCTCGCTCG